TTCAAAAAACACAAATTCAAACATTATATTAACAAGAGTAAACATGATATTTTTAAATAAATAAAAGAAAAAAAGCCTTCCGTTAATCCGGAAAGCTTTGATTTATGCTATTTCTAGCTTCCTCACCTTTGGATCAAGGCTCGGGATAAAAAGGTTAAGGAAACCTTTTTATTTTGCGATTGGGTAAACAGAAACTTGTTTAATGAACACTATACAACATTTTTAGAAATAGGATTAAAAGCCTTATTGATTCAAGGTTTTCGTGACAAAATAGTTATAAAAAAATGTAATGTTTATAAAATGTGGGTATCATTTTGGGTATCATTCGCACTGAAAAATGTAATAGTATATTTGCTGTTATAACCGACATTTTGAGAAATATCTGTTATAACAGACAAAATTGCAAAATTTAATTTATTTCTAATTCTTCCGCAAGGTCATATAATTTTTCAGCTGTAAGTAGGGCCATTTTATCCATACTAGTTTTTCCTTTTCTAAGGTCTGCTACTGTAGACCAAGGAACGCCTGCACCTTTAGCGATTGCGCTGGTGCTTATCTCGCTGTTTAATAACTTTTCTATTTGTTCTCTCATTTAATAACCCTCTTATTTCCGTCTATCTTTTAAAATCAGCAGGAATATAAAAAATACGATTGTGAAGATTGGTAGATATTTCATTTTATTGACCGATATGATATAATCATGGTAGGTGTAAGGGGCTTTCGCCCCGACCTACCAGAGCCTTACTTGAACCGCTTTGCTTTGCTCGGCTTGCGTTCTTTTGGCTCTTTTTTTATTGCCATGATAACACTTGCGATTCCTGTTAATAAGGTTCCAGTTGCTACCATTAGTTCGGCAATCTCTGATATTTTCATACCTTCCTCCTTTCTGACTATATTATATCACGGTACGCCGTGACTGTCAACACTTTTTATCAAAAAATTGAAGATTTTTTTTATTCTGGAACTAGTTTTATTGGAGCAAAAAAGCCCTCCAAGATGGAGGGTGAAAACTATGCTTTATTTTCTAGCGCTTGAACTCGTGAAACGATAGCTGCAAGCTCTTGTTTTGAAGCAAAAATTTTTTCTGCTTGATGGCCAGTGATGAATGAATCGCCGCCATTTTTTAGTTTATCATCTATCAGGGCATCAATTCCAAGTTCTAGATGTTTTTCCTTAATGTTTGTTGTCATCTGAGATTGAAGGGCACTATATGTCACAAATGTTTGATACGATTTTTCTGATGTCAAATAGTTTGTTAAGTCAACCACCTCTGGATGTGCTTGTGGTCTATTTTCCAGTGTTTCAATTCTCTTGATGATTTGGCTGTCGTTGTATGGTTGAATTTGATGTGTGGCCATGTAAGTGGCTATTTCTTCCTGTATGTTTACTTTGTCAATTTCAACAATGTTGCTTATTTGATAATTCTCAATAGATTGAATTATATCAATTTTAGTACTCTTGTCGCTAGGGAAGATAAAGCCATCACATTCAACCTCAACTTGATAGATGCCAGCAGGTAGAATTTTTTCAAGTTTAAACTGAATTTTAGAATTTTCTACAACAGTTTCAATTGTCTTTTTTCCTTTGGCATTTGCTATTTTGATCTTAGCGTTTTTACCATCCAGAGAGCTGAATTTGTTGCCATCGTAGTCTAATAATTCATATTCAAAGATAGATGAGGAGTCACCTTGTTTGATGACTTCCCCGCCTTTGGTCTGTTTCAGATTAGTTGAATTTTTTCCGCTCATCAAAATCCTCTTATTCTAACATTCCCCACAAGTCAGTTCTATTTCCTGCTTCATCTGTGGGGCCAATAGCCATATAGTTGCGGTTCCCTGATTCTCCAATGTAAGAGATCCAGCGATAGCCTGCATTAGATCCTTTTGAGTCATAGTGGACTTTTTCGCCCGGTTGGTAGGTTGCAACAATCTCTCCACTTAGATCTGGATAGCGTCTCACATTGATTGGAGCATCTCCAACTGTGAAAGTTGCATCTTCTGGAAAGAATGGAACTTCATGATTCTCCATTACTTCTGTAACGATTTCTTTGAGTTCTTCTTTCGGAAGTGGTTCGCCTTTAGGGCGGAAGGCCGTAGGATATAAAGCGGAATAAGGGAAGGCCACAAGGTTGAAAGCACCCCCGCCATTTGGCCCTGGTGTTCCGCCTTGGTTTTGACCAAGGAACCAGCCTTGGTTTCCGTCGATATCTGCTACAAAAATAGCAACGTGAGAAACCGGCGTCCATTCGTTTTCCGTGAAAATACAAACTTCACTGCCTTCTAATTTTTCCACTTCGTCAAAGTAGTCTAAAATACCGTTACTATAACGCTGTTCCCAAATATCTTTAACATAGCCAGAATTGGTACAGTTTGCGAATGGAAGGCTTAGCCAAATGCAATATTTAGCGTAGCCATCCCAGCATTGCCACCCGTAAGATCCATCAATATCAAAGCCATATCCTAGCACTTCATTTTGAAATAGTTGAATTTTATCCATTTTGTAACCCCTGTTATTTTTTCCAAGCGTCGTTAGCTGTTTTTACCGCTGATTCAATAAATGTATTTAACTGATCATTGGTTAAATAAATGTTATAAGCTTCAAGGCCTTCAATAAGGCTTGTTTTAGCGTGTTCTAGCTTGTCAGCGCCGTGAATGTCTAACTTATCGGCCACTTGTTCGGTAGCCTGTACGGCGTTTTTAGCTAGGATTTCAGCGGTTTCAAGTGCTTTCTTACCGCCACGGGTGAGAAGGTACTGTTTAACAGAATTAACAACAATACCTACTAACACTACTAGAATACTCATAGCCCCGCTTACAACAATATCAGTGATTTGATTCATTTTTCTTTTCTCCTTTTTTAATTAGTTTACTAGGCTCTTCCAAGCCATCCTTTAACTGAAATTTTTCATGATCAATATTTTGTTTCACAAGACGATCTAGGCCAGGAATTTCAACTCCTAAAGCTGAAAGACTGGCAAGAATACTGGAACCGTATGCTGCCATCATTGCGACAATAAAGGCATCAACTACGGGTCCAAGATTCATATATAGAGCGAATGGATAGCCAATGGCTACAATCAAAATCATAGCTGTATGACTTACTAGCCCTTTTCTCCATTTGCGACTTGAAAACTCGTGATAGGCCCACGCTCTAGATACTCCTATAACGATATCTAGAGCAACAATGGCCATGAACATGAACACAATCATGTGTTCATCAATCCCGTGATCATAAAAATCCCGTACTACTTCGATAATTCCAAAGATTCCATCTGGTTCTTGATACATCAATCACACTCCTATCAATTAAGATTCAGGATGTGCTACTGGTTGAGTCTCAAGATCTCCTGATGGCTTGTTCTGCTTCTCTTCTTTTGGTACTTCCCAATTGTAGATTGCAAGCTTGCCATTTTGAAGAAGTGGGCCTTTCAAGTCTTTGATGGTTTCTCCGTTATAAGTGAAATCGTAGTTGACTTGGACAAGCACCCGTTTTCCTTCGCTGAATTGCTCAGTATGGTCTGGATCAATCAAAGTGAAGATGTCATGTTTCTTGTAAGTCTTTCCTACTTGAGCAGCTTCCACCAGTTCAAGCGCTCGTTTGAATAGTGTTGGATCAAGTGGATTGTCTTGGTTTGTCACTGCTACGAGAACTGACCAATCAGCAAGAGCTTTGTTGTTTTGGATTTGAACATCCTTCTTCTCATTCTCTTGAGTTAGCTCTTGAATCTTCTGGATAGCTTCTTTGTTAGCTTCAACAGATTTGTCAAGCTCTTTCTTGAGCGCTACGATAGCACCAGATGGATCTAATTCCATTCGTACAAGATTTAGAACAGCATCCACAAGGGTTGATTCTTCATCTCCCATGCGGTTATTTGGAAGAGATTCTTCAAATACACGGTATGGGTAATCTTGTTTGATGGAAACTTTTGTGGCATTAGCCACGGGATCAAAAGCTTTGAACTGTACTTTATAATTCATTAAGCATTTACCTCATTCTTATTTTTAACTTCTTCAAATAGGTCCTTCAAATCTTTGTCAGATTCCAGAACAGAGCGATAGATTTCAAGCTCTTTGATGAGCTGTCCTTTTTCCTGCTGTGATTCAGTCAATCGTGCCTTGAACTCAGCTTCATTGATTGATTTACTAGCCAATTGATTTGCTAGATCTGTTATGATTGATACATAAGTTTTTTCTTGCATTTTGTTACCTTTCTATATTCCGAATTTGTCAAAATCTCTTAATGAATTAGCTACTGCATTTCTGATTGAACTGTGAAGAGCTATTCTCATTGATTTTCCATTCTGTGGGGTGAAGTCATCTGTTGCAAAGCCAGCGTTGACAAAGTGTTGAAGCGCTGTTCTAAGAGTTCTCAAAGCTTGTCTGAGCCACACACCGTTGTTTCCATTGTTAATAAGTAGGAAGTCACCAGCTTGCATGTTTGTGTTCCTTCCGTTGGTTCCGTATGGAGCGATTGTTGTTCCTCCCCAAGTTGTTATTCTCCAACCATAAGGACTGCTTCCTGTGGCTTGGTCATAATTATAAGAGTGAGTGAAATTGAATCTATCGCCTACAAAAGTGACCTTATCTGCATTGTCATGATCTCCTGTACCAACTCCCTTGATGGTATCAACAATCATTCCATTAAATCCACCTTGATCCCAGTGCCTTCTGATGTCATTGTCCCGACGGTCAGCACCAATGATGGCTTTAGAATTGATGTAACGTCTTCCGTTTATCACCACATCATCATTCCGGAAGAAAAGCCCTTGACTGGAAGCATTTGTTTGATCCCGGAAAACTCCTGTGAAATTATCGTAGAATGATAACCGTCCATTGTCTAGATCAAAACTAGATACACCAGAATTTGCTGTCAATCTTCCACCTCGGATGTCATTCGCTGAAATTCCCACGGATATCAGTTGAGTGATGAATGCTCTCTGTGAAGCTAGTTCTCTGATGAAGGCTTGGTTTGATACAAACTTATTGATCATGGCAGAATCTACCAACAACTTATCTGCTGTTACTGCATTACTAGCCAAAATCTGAGTTGTTACTGATCCGGACTCCATGTGACCAGTTCGGACGCTCTGAGAAGCCAGATGTCTACTTGTGATAGACCCATCAACTACCATGTCACCCTTCACCTTGATCATTTTGGCTATCAAGGCAATAGCTTCTGGTTCCTGTACCAGCAATGAGCTGATAGTCCTTCCGTTGATGGTCTTACCTGTACCAAATGAGATTTGACCATCAGTGATGTTGATGTCTGTTTTCTTTAAAACTCCATCAAATTGGCTGATGATCGTTGCCACTTGCCCATCAACTGTTTGCTGATAATTCGCAAAGCGCCCATTGATACTATCCTTGAAGTCGTCTAACTTGTCATTGATGACAGAATTTTGACTGGACAGCTTCATACCAAATTCTGTTGAGAATGTCGTGAACTGCCCATCAATTCCTTGTTTAAACTCAGCAAGTTTAGCTTCAATCACGGATGAACCGTCATCTGTTGGCGGTTGGTAGGCTCTCTTGATAGATCCTTCATACACATCAATGTCCCCAAAATAGAGACTTGCCGGCTGTCCATTTGATGATCCAGTGTTGTCAAATCGCAAAAATGCTTCATCATATTCCTCAGAATTGACTGTGAAATAGTAGCGTGTGATTCTATCTTGTGGGATGGCGATCTTGTCAGCAAGAGTGAATACTTTTGAAAAATTCCCTGTTTCCCCGTTCTTTCTTGCTAAAAAGTAGAATGTGGCACTTTTAAGATTTTCTGATCCAATTGCATCAAATGAAATTGTGTAAGTTGTATTCCTCTTGATGTTGAAGCGTTGGGATGCTGCAACTTTTTCACTATTGGTTGAATTGTCAACTTTAAAGAGTTTTCTGGATTCATTGTAGTAGATTGGATTAGTTGAGACCGTTACAACTGGACTCAATCCGGGGTTATAATACCCCCAACCCTCTACATCTTGAGGATTGCCGCTGTTTCTTAACAGATTCTCTCCAGCCTGCACAATTTCATCGAATCTTCTTGTGATTCCAGCTACGTCCTCAGTGTATTGCGATTTAGCAACATACCCTTGTTCAAGAATCTGCCTAGTTGCTTTCAGAGCATCAACAGCAGCCTTTTCAGAGTAGGTCAGCATGCGCTGTTCAAGTTCACCGCTTGGTCCTGTCTTGGTCTCTAATTTAGTTAATTGAGTGGATAGACCTTGCACTGTCTTCTCAAAAGTAGCCTGTGCTTGCTCTACCAAATAGTTTTGATCTTCTGGGGCAGGTTGCCACAAGCGGTCATTGCTTCCTTCATAAAAGTCCAATTCAGTCATGAACATTCCGGACCATCCGGAAGGATTGCCTTGATATTCAACTAGCAGATAACCTTCATCAAAATCGCCAATGTTAAATTTGAAAGTGCGTTTTAAAGCTTCATGAGAGCTAAAGGCAGGAGAGCCAGTTTTGTTGAAAATCTCTTGTTTTTCTTCAAAGTCTGATGTAGATCCTTTTTTGCGTTTACAAAATGAAATCTTTACATTTTTTGTATTCGCATCAAATGCTGTGATGTTAAAGATGTAGTCTTTATTTCGTTTAACAATGAAACGTGGACTTTGAACCATCGCTCCTGATCTTAGGGAGAACATCCGCTTTTGCCCGTTGAAATAGAACTGATGAGATGTAAAGCTCATTCGTCCATTTGGTTCTGTCCAATATTTCAGGCCCTCATCTGCCCTTGAGTTCCTGAGCATGTTAGGGCCACCGCCAGCACCTATTGAGGTGAATTCTTCTTTGATGTCATTCACTGTCTGTTCAACGTAAGAGCGATCTGCTTTGCCATTCGCCACATTAGTGAGGTCAGAGATGGCTTTTTCTGTTGTCTGTTCAAAGCGTGATTGTGCGCCTTGGACTCCTACAAATTGGCTTTGTGTTTGATCTTTGAAGTCATTGATTATTTTCTTGATATCTGCATCACTGGTCCTTAATTGATCAGTAGTAGCTTCCAGACCTTTCATTTTGACTTCAATGCCATTGTATTGAGCCTTGAACTCTTCTACAATTTCATTTTTGTTCTTCTGATTGGCAGCATTGATCTTCTCAGTGACTTGTGCTGAGATCTCCTCTTTGACCACTTCAGCTTGTGCTTTGGCTTGCTCAATTCCATCAGTGATCTCTTTTTCCAAGGCTCCTGCCTTGTCTTCAAAAGCCCTGTTGGCATTGTCAACCAATACTTTCAATTTCTTGTAGTATTCATCATCCTCTTGAGTCTTTTGAACTGTATCAAGGATTTCAGATGCTACATCAGAAATTCCATTTGAGCCTGACATGCCTCCACCGTGGCCAGCTTTATCATCAAATGTAAGAGAGATGTACTCTTCTGACAGAGCATCATAGACATAGCCCACAGCTTTTTTCTTCAACATGACATCATGCTTCAAGCTCATGAGGGCTGCTGTGTCACCAAGATGGACAATTTGCCCATCAAGCTCATAAGCTTCAATTTTGATCTGATCAGTGGGCTTGTCAATATTCCCATTCTTGAACTTGGCTTCACCCCATTTTCTCAGTTCTTCCTCTGTAGTAAGATCATTGTTCTCATACTCAGCTTCATTGATGTAAGGGTAATTCCCGATGAGGGGGCTGTCCACGGTAACTTTCAGAACCGTGTCTTCTTCTGCTCCCTCTGGTTTGAAGGTTGATTTCAGATGCAGTCTTGTGATGATGCTAGAACTGCTCTTGTTTCGTTCATACTGTTTCAGGTTTTGATGTGTGGTGATTACTACACCACGATCAATCCCCCGACTTTTAGGAATATCAATCAGGAAGTTGTCACGAATCATCTCGCCTTCCCAAGCGCCTACGATGGAATGTTTCCCATCCATCAGGATCTTATAGAGCGTTTCATCTTCTGTAGTGTTGAAGGTTCTATTGTCCATGATGTTACTTGTGAAAGAGAATTTTCCAAGTGGTGTCTTAACTGCTGAAATCATAGCATTCAAGGCGATTTGACAGGTTGAGTTTGAAACCTTGATAGGACGAACAGAACGCTTGAAGATGTCTTCTGTGATGTGCTGACAAGTCAGACTTACTGTGTCATCTTGCTCGCTGATCTCCTTAATCCGGAAAAGTTGCCGGCCAGTGACAGGAGTTGGGGCGATGATGAGCATGTCTTCCTGAAATTTCTTATAAATTTCAGTGTCTGTGATTGGATAGTCAACTTTGAGCGTGTAGCTCACGTTGATTACTTCTTCAACTTCTGCTTTTGTTGCTTCATGGAGTGGCTGGCCATTCCATTTTACTGTTTGAACATTTCTGTCTAATAGATATAGAATTATAGCCACCCCCAATTCGTTTCAAAAACAAGCGATTGAATACCAGTTCCTAAAATCACACCGATAGTCTTCTGGGCTTGGTTAGCGTCAATTGTGATGAAGTCTCCTGACCACTTCACCAAATTCCCTTTCTTATCCAAGAAGCTTGGATTTTGTGGATCATTTACCATTACAGCGCTCTCAGATAGTTGTTCAAGCGTGATTGTTTGTTTTCCGATGGTGAAGCTAGTCTCAGATGAGCTATTTCCTCTTATTGTGATCTTAGGGAAAGCTAGTGAACTACCTTGGAGCCTGAGAACACCATTTGAAGCGAGAGTTTGAACATCGTTGTTTTTCATGTATTTGGTAGGGTGACAAATAAATGTCACCTCTAAAGAATACATTTTAGTTTTATCTCTCTGAGTGTCAGACACCTTTGTCTGATAGCAGAACCATCTTGTGAGCTTGTTCTGTTGATTCTCAAGCCAGAAATTCCTTTTGGAAAGGAATTGGACGAATTCAAGGACTTGCAATTCTGTTGGATTGATGAGTTGAAGAGTGTATTTCTTTTCAATCGCTTCTCTGTGAGGATTCGACTGAACGATATATCCACTAACTCCATCATGGCTCAATAGCTTGTCTTTTGAGAGACCTACTTGAATTGTAGGGCCTTCAAGCACGATCACATCAAATGGAAATGATGAAGTTCCAACTCCATCAATAATCAATTCATTGTACTTTACCATGCAGGCGCTCCTCTCAATTCTTTCTGTCTCCTCAATTCAGCAGCTATCTTCTGAGATACTTTATTAGCGATCTTCTCAATGTCAGCTTCTTCTCTGATGATATTGTCAGAGATGTTGATATTGATCACGGTTCCTTGTGGGTCCATTGTTTGGGCAATGCCCCGACCAATGGCACTCAGATTCCGTTCATTCAGTGGCAGGACTGCTTCTTTCCCTGCTTCCCCACCAACCATCAGGCTATTTCCATTCATGCCAAATGCTGTGGGTTTGGTTAAGATCCCACCTTTGGCATACCATTCAATGCCAATACTTGGAATCCCTTTACCTTTTAGCCAGTCCATTGGGTTCAGTGATCCACTGGCCTTGAAGTGTGGTAGTGGGATGTGTGGCCATTTGAATTGGAAATTGAAGAAACCTTTAATTCCGTCAATGGCTTTTCCTACTAGGTCTTTGGCTCCATTGATAGCACCGCCAATGGTGTCTTTGATCCCGTTCCAGATCCCTGATGCAGTTGAGCTGATACCGTTCCAGATCCCTGAAATCGTGCTTGAAATTCCATTGAATACACTTGAGACCGTGCTTGAAATTCCATTCCAGATACCTGATAGGGTTGAGCTGATACCATTCCAAATGCTTGATGCAGTGCTTGAAATAGTATTCCAGATGTTAGATAAGATCTGAGCCATTGCATTGAATACAGATTCAGCAATGCTCTTGATACCATTCCAGATGCTTTCAGCGATGCCCTTGATGGATTCCCAAGCCCCAGACCAGTCCCCGTTGATAATTTGCATCACAGTCTTAATGATGCCTAATACCACATTGATAGCTGTTTCAACTACGGTTTTGATGGTATCCCAGACCGTGGAAATTACGGTTGAAATGTTATTCCATGCAGTTTCAATAAAAGGTCCAAGGACATTCATGACTGTTGTCACTACTGCTGAAATAGCATTCCAAACTGTTTCTGCTGTCTGTCTGATCAATTGCTGATTGTCGTTCCACCAACTTGTCAGCGTTCCCCAGATTTGCATTACAAAGTCAGAGATGGCTTTGACAACAGTGTTGATGACTGACATGATAGCGTTCCAGACTGTCTCAACAGCGGTCCTGAATCCCTCATTGGTTTCCCACAAGTGCTTGATGGCCAATACAATTCCGGTTACTGCGACAACAACAGCAGCGATCACCGCAATGATTGGCAATGCAGCAGCTATCAGCCCTCCTATACTCGTTCCGACAGCCACAGCGGCAGCTTGAAGAGCAAGGAAGATGGGCGCAAGTACACCGGCCACAGTCACAATTGATCCAAATACTACAACAAAGTTCTTGATTGGTCCCGGCAAGTTGTTGATCCATTCTGCTACCTTCTTGAAGATATCTACAATGATGTCAAGAGCTGGTGCGAATGTTTCAGCAATTGCTCCACCAACTTCAGCCATAACGATTTTCAAACCGTTTTGGGCTGTGGTGAACTTGTCAATAGGGTCCAGAGTGTTTTCGTAAGTTTGAGAAACCAGACCGGCTGACACTTGTGAAGTGTAGCCTAAATCTTCCATGTTGAATTTCCCACGTTTGATTGCATCAATCATCTGAGGGGCTTTCTTAGCACCAAAAATCTCCATAGCGATTCCCATCGCTTCGGTCTCTGACTTGCTGTTCTTGATGGCTTCAATGGTTTCATTCAGACCTTGCTTCATGGTCTTCCCTTGCTTAGTATATACACCAGCGGCCTTTGTCAATCCAGAAAGCGCTGAGGATGAATCCACCCCGTTTTTCTCGAATTGACCAATAAGGGTGACAGCCTCACCAAATTCAAGACCAAGCATTTTGATTTGAGGCGCTCCATCAGTTGCCTTTTTCATCAACTCATCAACAGAAACCCCGGTATCTTGAGAAACGTAGGTTACATTATCCAGAATCTCTGTTAAGTCATCAATGGATAGGCCATAAGCTTCCATTGCTTGCTTCGATTGGATTGTAGCATTTGTGACATCCGTCCCGTTGATCTCAGAGAACTTGATCATGTCTTCTGAAGTCACTTTGAGAGCGTCACCGGTCAATTTGAATTGAGTGTTAACTTCACCGACTGCATTCCCGATGGTACTGAAATCAGTAGGGACCTCAGTGGCTATGCCATTAGCAATGCCTTGCATTTCTTCAAGAGCTTTTCCACCAGCACCGGTCTTGGTGACAATGGTGTCCATTCCCTCATCAATTTCACGGAATGCATCTAGAGCGCTCTTTCCAAAATCAACCAATTTTTGACTGATTTCAGATAACTTCTCAGAGAATTGATTCAGCAATTCAGCTTTCAGAAGCTTGTTTGTCTCTTCTAGACCGCTACTAGCTTTCTTGCCTGACTCACCAAGGTTCTCCATCTCATTAGCAAGCCCGTTGAAAGCGGCCTTTGACTCGTTCAATTGAGTTTCTAGCTTATTGACTTCTGTTGAGTTCTCGCCATACTCTTGTTTTGCAATGGCAAGTTGTTTCTCAAGGTTCTCGACCTGTTGAGCAACAATCTCACTTTGCTTCCCAATCTTTTGTTCAGCAAGTGCCAGCTTATCTGCTTCACTAGCATTGGAACCCATTTGGCTTTCTTGCAGTTTGAATGAGCTGACAACTTTGTCACCTTCGCTGGCAAGGCGCTGTTGCTCGTTTTGAAGTTCTTTCAGTTGTTCACGGTTGGACTTGGTAGCATTCCCATTTCCGTCCAATGCCTTATTGACATTTTCAAGCTTGTTCTCATATCCCTTCAGGATGTTCTCTGTCTGGACAACTTCCCGTTGAAATGCACGGTATTGATCAGCACCAATGTCACCACTCTTGAACTGGGCTTCAACTTGTGCTTGTGCCTGTCTCAATGTTTCCAATTTCTCCTTGGTAGTTGAGACTTGCTTTTGAAGCACTTCTTGCTTCTGAGCCAATAGAGTCACATTCCCTGTGTCAAATTTCAGAGCCTTGTCAATGCTCTTCAATTCTTTTGCTGCCTCCATTGAGGCGGAATTTACTTTTTTCAGGGCATTTTGAAGGGGCTGTGTGTCACCGCCAATTTCAATTTTTATACCTTTGATATTACCGGCCATATTTCCTCCTTTCACATAAAAATATAAAGAGCGCCTAAAGGTTTCTCGTGGTCAATCGTCCATCTATTCGATGAACTTGACCTCAGATTCTTCCTCTCAGCACTCTATTTCAGACTAAAATGAGTCAAAATCTGACTGTGTGGCTTTGCGTGTTTCTGATTTGTTCTCAGTACGCAAATTCACATAATCTGTTTGATAATCCAGAGCCATTCCAATTGAAATGTGCTTCAGATCATCAATTGTAAGACCAGTTTCTTTACAGCAAGAGAGATAGGATTCTACTGTAAATATTTCATCACTGGCTGATTCTGACTCATCTGGTTTTTTTTTGATGTCATTGTATCATTGATCATTTCCATCAAGACTGGAGCGATGTCCTGCAAAGGAAATTCCTCCATCTCCATGAAAAATTGTTCATAAGGCTTGATGTGTGGATTTCCTGATTTCGTGAAAACCCAAAACAGACGATTGAAGAAAGTCATGTCAAAGTTGGCCAACATGTTGATGTCAACTTCATTGTTGCCATTCTCAGCCATTGACATGATATTCTGGTTTGAGATCATTCCAAATAGGTCTTGGAAGAAATCTTTCCCAAACTCACTCTTATAAGCAATAGGAGTGTAAGCATTGGTTACAAGCTCATACTCCTTCTCACTAATGATCACACTCTTACGCATTTAAGACCTCCTCAATTACAAAGCTTGATTAGGTTCATAGACCTTTTCAAACCATTTCTTATAAACTTCTTGATCATCCGCTGATGTGATGGAACGTTTCACCACTTGGTCACCGGGACGAGGACTAGCATTGAAGCTCAATTCACGTTCATTCACGTTGGTTCCGTTCTTGGTAGCTGATCCGCTTGATGGGCGACTTGCTGAACAGTAATACATGACATGGCGTGTCTTGTTAACATCGCCAGCAAATTCAAACATAAGTGCGAAGTTGGTTGTCTTCGCATCTGCTTTTTCTGTGACCACTCCTGTTGTAGAGTCTTTGATGTCGCCCAAAATTTTTGTTGCGAATGCTTCAATGATGTGTGGGACTTTGAATTTACCTTCGTAACCTTCGTTTGAGTTGACGAAGTAATAATCAATGTTATCAGCTTTCACTGATCCTGAATCCCCTTTAGGGTCCAGCGTCAATTCCATCGCTCCAGGGAAGCGGAATACTTGACCATAAGTGATCACTCCTGCTTCACTGATTGATTGGATTGGTGCCACATGGACATTTTCAAGTCCAAATGTAACTTTGTTTTCAGTCATTTCTTTCCTCCTCAATATAGATAGACTTCATAAGACTTCACAAACAGTCTTTCTGATTCAATAAAATTTTCTTCCTGAACATCATAAAAGAGCTTGTGGGTATTCCACAGCTCTTCTAATCGTTCTTCTAGGTCCTCATCTTTTCGTTCAAATGCCAATTCTACAGTGACAGCACGGATCTTGTATGATGCTTGATTGTCTGTCCCTGTGATAGATGGCAAGCTTTCAAAATAGACAAGGTAAGGCAATGATGGGACGTTCCCTTCTCTGAATGCCTTGTAGGTGACTGGCAAGCCAGCCTTCTCCAAAATCTCTGCAAATTCTGACAGCTTCATCTTCCAAGCTCCTTCAATTTCTTTTCAAAATTCTCAATAGCGTGATCTTCTGCCGGCTTGATGTGTACTATTCCGGAAACCCGTCCCCCGTTCCTCTTTAAGTGGCCAAATTCAAGCAAATGTGGGAGACGGTAATTTGTGTTGTGAACCACAAAATTACCTTTCCCCATTTTTGTTTTTTTCCACGATTTGGCATACTTACCACCTTTTGCCCTTGGACTTTTTGGACTTGTGGTTTTTAATTCTTGGACGGCCTCTTCTGCTGTTTCTTCCGCTATCTTGTCCACTTCTTCTTCAACTTCTGTGGAATACTCTGCTAATGCTTTAGCAATTTGACTGGCTAGATCTTGGCTCATGTCATTTTCTCCACCAGAGTCAATTCAAGGATGTTGAGGTTGATTGGATATGTCTTCAAAATCCGGTACTCTTTACCGCCAAATTCAGCAAATTCCTGATTGTCATATTCAAAGCTGTGAATATCAACAATCAGATTTGGACGAATGCCAGCCTGATTGGCTTGGTAAAATTCTGACCGTGTGATAGATTTCTTTTTACAGAAAATTGTAGTCTTTACCTTCTCAGCTAGATCTTGCTTGAGTTTGTCCTTGCCTGTAATTTTAAAATCTATCAATGTGATTTCATCATTCCACATCTCGCACCTCTTTCTTGGAAGAGATTTGCAGATTGTGCAAGCGCCATTGAAGGTGACGTGGCAAATCAACACCACCTTCATAGCGATAAGCAGCAAAGTCAACAATGAACATTTCATGGTCAGCACGATCTGGAACCAATTCAACACCCAGATTGTTTGTTAATTCGCTGATGACGCTTGAGACAATCTTCTCTAGTGTTTTATCTCGCAAATTTGAAGCAATTCCTAACTTAATTTTAAGTAATTCAACTAGCTGACCAATGTCCATGCTATTCTTCCTCTTTCTTAGTTGCTTTCTTGCGCTTTGGTTTCTCTTCAGTAGCTTCTTCTACTTCCTCAGTAGTTGTTTCCACCTCTTCAGCAGCCTCTTCTACTTTCTTAGTAGCTTTCTTTACCACTTCATCAGTGATGAAGATTGAACCTGCTGAATTAAAGCCTGTCAAGAGTCCTTTAACAAACTCTTGATCAGGTTCATAGCCTTTGCGTGGAAACACATCATCAATTTTATATTCATGTTGTTCTTCATCACGCATGTCCTTGAATGGACGGATTACTGTATAGGGCATGTGATACCTCCTTATGCTACAACATCAGTGTATGTGCCAAAGAATCCAGCAGCAGCATCTACTTTCTTCACATCCAAACGGATGAAGAGACCAAGCAATTGGCCATAGATGTCATTGTTCACCCATTTAACAGATACTTGAGAACGGTCAAAGAGTTTTACAAATTCAGAAACATCACCAATGAAGAACTTCATGTCTCCTTCAGCTCCAAATACAGTGTCATCTACTGGGTAGATTGTTTTGCCACCAAATGAATAGCCTGTAGGTGATGCAACATCCGTTTGAAGCATGTAGCGGCCATTTTTGTCTTTCACTTTATCAAGTGCTGCAAACATTGATTGCGTTACAACAATACTTGCTTTGTAGATTGATTTAAGCTTTTTGTTGTAGATGTCCTTGATGCCATCGAATCCAGCGGCATCTGCTTGAGTTGCTGATTTGAGGATAGTAGCGACCAATGACAATTCAGTGTTTTCACCTTGGTTGAATACTTCATCTTCTACAATTGACATGATGTCATAGTCTGCATCATCAATCATTTCTTGAGATACAGGAATGTACCCACGGTAAGTCTTGATTGAGTAATCAATTTCGCTGATGCTTGGTTTTCCAAGTTCAGGATTGGCTTTCAATTCATCAGTTGAAGCCATTTTACTGTCTGTCTTCTTGATAACTGGATATTTACCAGAACCACTATTTACTTTGACACGTTGGACAAGATCCAAGAGTGGATTGCGTGTCTTTTCAAGGAAGTGAGGTTTTAGCACTTCAGTTGGGATCAAAGCAGCGCTTCCAGAGTCAGTTGTTTTGAGACCTTCAATGTCACGAGTTTGACCAGTACGAATGAATTTAGCAATTGCGTCACGTTGTTCCAATTTCTTTCCTCCACGTTGCTCAACATCTTTGAATGTTGGGGCTTTTCGATTGTTTTCATCAACTTGTTTTTGAAGCTCTTCAATTTCTTCTTCAAGTTTTGCTTTTTCTGCTTGTTTTTCTTCCAATTCTTTTTGGATGTCTTCAAGGCTCTTTTCAACCGCTGAAACTTCTTCTTCAGTTTCAGCACGGTCCAGTTTTTCTGCTTCAATTGCAGAACGGTTGTTCAATTCTTCAATTGCTTCTTCCAATTCAACAACCTTATTTGCTTTTGTGCGCATACGTGCGCCCAGAATCAATGCTTTGTTCATAGATTGTATTTCTCCTTAATTTTCATTTTGCGTTCATTTAACGCTTCACTGTTAGCACGTTTCAGACATTCAAAGTCTTTCTGGCGTGCAGCAATTTCAGTCTGTGGATAGGCCGGGAACGTGCAAGGGCTGACCTCAAAGATTTCAAGCTCTAACACGGTATCAAGATAAGAACCATCTTCACGCTCAATAGTGTCCACCTTGATTGGCATAAATCCAAAACTGCATCCAACAATATCCCCACGCTGTACACGGGCATAGGCTCCCATAGCGTCAGGATCATTCCTATTGATGATAATGTCACCATAAAGGCCTTTGTCATCAACTTTGAGATTCACTGTGCTGTTCCCTGTGCGTCCTAATACTAGATTATGATCATGGTTAAACAATGCACGGATGTCAGCATTCTTGATTGCTTCTTCCACTCCTGCACGTTTAATCACTTCAAAATAGCCTGGCCACAGCTCAGTTTCTTCATCGAACCGGATGAAGTAGCCACTCAAAATCAAGTCACCGGATTCTTGTTCTTCTCGTGTCTCAAATTGAGTAGCTATGTATGAATTACGTTTCTTCACTGGCATTTCCTCCTTCCTTGTTTAGTTTGCTCTGATTGCCTAACTCGCCTTGTGGCAGATAGTTTTCAAGAACAATGATTTCATCCATTTCAGGATCCGGAGTCATACCAACCCAATCTCTCCACTCGTTCCTACGCATTGCAGCGCTGTTTGTCATCTGTTGAGCAACAGTTGACAGCTCTGTGATGTCGTAAGAATATAGTGAACGTGGATTGAATTTGAAGTAGCGTGTGGTTGAAGTCAGTAGGTCTCTTGTGAGCGTCTGAGTGATCGTTGTTGCGATGCTCATGATGGTTGTATTTACAAAGTTGTTGTATTCTTCTTTGTTGAAATCTCCTACGCCCAAAACAAAAGCCGGAACTCCTAACATCCCAGCTACTGTCTTCTTATCAATTTCTACTGACTCATTCAAAGCGATGTCATTCAAACTTAATGGCTTCACTTGTTCCACTTCCAGCAAAGCTTCTGGAACAATCCAAGGTTCACCGGACTGGCTTGTGGTCAGATATTTCTTAGCGATTTTCTCACGACCTTCCACTGTTCCAAGTTCCTCACTTGATGAATCCACCTTGATAATAAGGCTTGGAATGTTTTTTCCATTCATGAAGCCTTTCTTGGTCTGTGTAGCCATGTTCAAATTGCGAACAATGTCTTTCAAAGCAAATCTAAAACCGGTCCCAATATAAGGCCGGTCTGGATCTGGATTGATGGCAAAGTGAACCACTTCATCTGGATTGAAATCAGTGTCTCTGAAATGGATCATGTATGTTAGATCATTACTCTTGAATGACACTTCCGACATTGGGAATGGTCTGAGATTGCTGATGTAGTCAGTCATTGGATCATATTCCACATGTAGCACAGAATTTCCGTCACCAAACAGGAGCAAGTCCCGGACAATCTTGAAGATCCATGATTTTCTTGTCATGTGATCACAAGGGTTGATGTCAATCTTACGGGCCAACCCGTCCTTGATTCGTACATCACCGGATTCTGTATTTTCCATGAGCTGAATAGTCATGTTTGAAACCATGTCAGCAATTTTATTGACTGCCATGATCACATCTGGATTCCTTGCTAATGGAATATAGCCATCACCATCATACATGATGCCCAAATCAGAATTGCCAAAGCTTGTGAACATCGTTTGAGACTTCCCACGCTTGAATAATTTGTCAAAGATTCCCATATTTCTCACCTCCTTTCTACCTAATCAAAGTAAGCCATCACATTCTTATTCTTACCAAGGTTAGCAAGTGCCTGAATACAAGCGAATACACTCGCATCAAACAAGTCAATTCTTGCTGTACCGCCATCCCCGTCCAATTTCTCATACTGGACAGCATCATCTACTTTCTCAATGGCTCTGACATTGCTGACACAATACTCATAAGCGTCCGAATGTACATAATAAAATTCTTTATTCTTCACTTTCAATTCAATTCTTCTGAATCCCTCTGATTTCAAATAGAATAGCTGAGGCTGGTCAATCATTTTGAATTTAGCTTGCTTCATTTTTAGCATGAACTCTCTACCAAATTTCCTGTCCATACCGACAGCAGCAATTTTGAACCCTTTCCGTCTCATCTCTATGAACCATTTAACAATATCATCATAGAGGACTGTTGGAGTGTTGCTCATAGTCAGCCACCCATCTGATTGCCACCCAAAAAGTGGGATGCCATCATCATTGGCTTTTTTTTGAGCATTGACACGAGGGAAAAAAGCGTGTGTGATACAGATATCAACATCTTTTTCACCGTCATTGTAAACCCCGTAAAGAGCAGCAGCAGTCAAGTCATGCAGTCTTGAAAGGTCAGCTCCTCCATACCAGCGAATAGGGAGCTTCGCAAGCTCCTCAATGGTCCAGTCATAGCAGTCATCACTGGCAATGAACTCATCTGGATTGAAATAAGCGTTCATTGAGTTGGTGAAGACATTCAATGTCTTGTTGAAGAACTCATTTCTGGTCTGTGGATCATTCAAAGCCTGTTCTGCTTCTTCCTTGAGTGCCTTGAGCGATACAGTCACACCCCATGAAGGATTAGCCATCTTCAAAACATTCTCATCCAGATAGTCTCCCACATCTCCATCAGTAGCCTGATTCGCTTTGCAGATGAAGATGAAGAATGAATCATCTTTGACCAGCTCTTTCAGCACCTTCTGACAGTATTTCAGACGGTTAGCAAGGAAGCCTGTTGGAATGTCCCCGGCTGTAGAAATAACAAAAAGCATACTGTTCCGGTATGCTGACATTGTTTTCTTCATAAGACCGTATTTCTTGGAATTTCTCATGGTGTGTGCTTCATCTAGGATGATGACATTCCCATTGAGTGAGTCAAGCCTGCTCTCATCATTGGCCAGTGCTTGGATAAAGAATGAACCCTCCTCACCAAAATTGGCAGTGATGGAATGTTCTTGGTTGTTGTCCTTAATACGGATGTTCTTGTCATTCCATCGCTCAACATTAAACCTCAAGAATCCAAAGGCTTCCAAGGCTTGCTTGACAGAATTGGCTACGATATAGCATTTTGAACCGCTATCTGTATCTAGAATCTGATAAGCCAGAGCGATTGCAGCAGTGAAGGAAGTCTTGCCATTCTTTCTGGCAAGCATGATCAAGGCTTCTTTGAAGCGTCTCTCATTTGTTCCCTTAATGTAGAAGCCAAAGAGATTGACCACAACAAAATGTTGCCACGGTTGAAGTAACAGTGGCTTGTTACGGATTGAGACCGCAAACATATCATCACCCTGCTGATGGACAATTGTGTTTTCGATAAAATGAACGACAAAATCAACCATGTCTTCATCCATCTCGAATTCTGGATTGTCTAAATCTCTCAGAAAGCGTGATGCTGCCAAAATGTTCTCTTCACAATGCTCTTCCTGATGGTCCAGAACGTGTTGAGCATATTTTTTAGCTTTGTCCACGTTACCCATCGGATTTCACTCGTTTCTTTTTGATCTCATCCTTGAATTTCAGAACCTCTGTAAGAACTGATCCATTGTCTTGCTCTACTACTTCACCCAATGATTTAGGATTCATCATCAGTTGATTGGAATAGCTGAGTATGTCTTTCCGTAGAATTTCCATCGCTGTCAGGATGGGGACCTTACGTTCATTCTCAGCTCCTGCCTTGTTCACATAGACATCTGTGACAGGATAGCCCATATCAGCATAGTCCTGAGCAAGTTTCTGATACTGAAATAACATTCCTGAAAAGATGTCAATGATCATGTCAAATTCTTTGCGATAAGTCCCAAGCTCTTTCATCTGTTTGATGACTTTTGACTTGATAGATTTAGCTGTGACTGGTTTTGCCAAAAACTAGGCCTCCTTCCCAAAATCCCTTTAGTTTTTATCCCCTTTTTGTCTGGAGGCCTCCGACTTGGAAAAAGTTCCCTTCACCGGTTCCCAGACGCTCGAAAAAAATTTTTTTTCGATGGGGGGATAATCGAAAATTCAAAAATTCAAAAATTGAAAAATTCGATTTTTACAAAATTTCATTTTTTCGATTTTTGTAAAAATTCAAAAATTCCCTTTTTCGTTTCTTTTGCCAAAAAATTCCTTGACCAATAACTTTATCATTCTTTCTATCGTGGAAAGTATTGTGTCGCTTGTTAGTGAGAGGTAAACAATTCCATTCTTGGAATTCTAGTTCAGGATATTCGGACACTGGAAAAATATGATGAACCATTTCAGCAGGTTCTGATATTCCGTACCTCAAACTTTCCTGACAAAGATAATTATGTTTTCTTAGAATCTTATCTCTGAACTTTTCCCACTTCTTTGTCTTCAAAGAAGGTCTGACAATTTTGTTATACATATAATCCTCCTCACACAAAAAGGACAGACCAAACTGAATGGCTGTCCCTCTCATACTCGAAGCTATGCTATCATAATATTTTATTTTATGTGAGAAAACAAGGGCTTATTTTCTCATTCTTTATTTTGTTCTTGAAAGTTAATGTTTTTGTAGTGTTCTGATTACACTTTCAATTTGTTCTTTTTTCTTCTGCAAATCTTCCAAGCTTTGGGCCTCTGACGCTTTTTTAATAATTTCAAGTCGTTCAATTTCTTTTTTAAACTTGATAAGCTCTTCTACCCTTCGGGCATAGTCTCTGAAATTTTTTGCCCACTCATATTGATCCCATCCAAAAACATGTAAAAATTCATTTTTTAAATCTTGGTATTTTCTTTCTAAATCTCTATTGACCAGCGCCTGAGAATACATGATGTAGATTGTCATAGCTGAAATTATCAAGCACGCTATAAACATTCCCCAAAACATTAAGTCTTTCATTTCTTTACCTCACTTGTAATTCTATTCCGTTCAGTTCTTAACTTAAAGTAAGTGTTATTGCCAAGGTGTACTAGTGTTGTTTCTTCTTCCCATTGACTTCTAGTGTATGGGTATCTTTTTAGTCGTGTCATTCCGTTACCTCCTCTATTTCAATTCCTTCACAATCGAACACCCAACCAAAACCAGCATCTTCTAGTTCTTTACGGGTGAATGTTTTATTGTTTGTATAATCATTATAAAAATGTATTCCAGTCTCCGTTTCGTTTAAATAGTCATTCAAAGTTTTAAGCTTGACTCGATACCGCTTTTCTTTCTCGATTGTGTAGCCATCCAACCAAGCTCTAGCAAAGGTTTCTTGATTTCCATCATTATCCAACCATTCTATTACTTCCTTGCTCTCTTTGAAATAAAGGTCAATCGTGACATTTTTAATTGCTGTACGCAAATTAAATCTTTCAACTAATTGCGCCTTGAAGATCCAATCGGCCACAAGCTTCGGTATAACTGTTTCCTTTTCAAAGTGAATTAAACTACTCGGTAATGCTACCGTGAGATCATTTTCCAATTTGACTATTGATCTCATGTATTCTTCATCTAGTTCATATCTATCAAGTACTTTTACTTTTAAGATTGCATCTTTTAGAGTCATCTTTGCCCCTCGCTTTCACATATCTTATATTTTGTTAAGCTCGCCTTATTCCTGAAATCCTTTTAGGATATGGTTTTCATTCGTTTCTCTTTTCTTAGCTTATGCCTAACTCATTATGTTAATGTCAAAAATATAAAAATTAAATAACAAAGTTTCTCAAGGCATCATCTAGTTCAGCTTGTTCAATTCCAATATATCTCAGCGTTATGGCTGGAGATGAGTGATTGAACATCTTCTGTAGTGTCCCTACGTCCTTTGTTTTATTGTAGTATTTGTATCCAAACGTTTTTCGCATCGTGTGCGTTCCCACGTTATCAATGCCCAATTCTTCAGCAGCTTCATGGATGATCTGATAGGCTCGTTCACGAGTGATGGACTTATTTCCTCCTTGCCTGCTCTTGAATAGAAAATGATGGAATGGCTTCCCTTCAACATATTTCCTCATTTCTCGCTTTAACTCTTTTGTCATTCTACGGGAAATCTGTTTGCCAGTTTTTCTCTCTCGTAGTTTGATGTGCCATCCCTGAACATCTTTGACTTTGAGTGTGAGGATGTCACCGACTCGCAAGCCTGTATTTAGACCAGTGATGAATAGCATGTAATACATTTCATTCCATTCTCTCAGATAGTCTTTCATCGCTTGAATGTCATCCGTGTCTTTAATAGGTGAGACCTCTTCCATACGCTTCCCCCTCTCTATATTAAAATTGATTCCCATTAGGAATTGGGAGTACAGGAATCGAACCTGCAACAAATTGATTAAAAGTCAATCGCTCTACCATTTGAGCTAACTCCCTAACTACTATCATGAACAAGATTATAGTATTTAATTTTGTGTGAGAATACAATATCTTATATTCTCAATTTACAAGATCCCTTTTATTACAGCGTAAGTTTCAAGAATATGCCTACGCTTTCTATAAATTGTTGAACTACTGAAGAATTTTTTCTCAGCTATTTCTTCCCAATCTAGGCCAGGCTGGCCCCATCTCAAGTAAAAAATTTCAAATTGTTCCTCAGTGAGTTTCTCTATAAGACATGATACTGTTTCTTTGAAAAGTTCCAGATTTTTGAGCGTCACATCAGTAGCATATTTCATAACAATATTTTCCGTTGGCTTACTGATTTTATTGGTTCTAATCCCTAGTATGATGTCATCGCTAGTATTTGATTCTAGTTCTGACTTCCTATTTCTAATTTCTGTATTAATAAATCTAAATCTTTTCAGTTCATCGTCTAGCTGTTTCAATTTTCCGTTACTCATTCTTTCCATCAAACAACCTCTTTAACGTAAATTTCAACTATTCCTTTTCCTTTTAACTTTTCACAGTGAGCAAGTGCTTCATGTCTTGTTTCAAATTCAGCTTCAGTGTATTCAGCTAAATGTTTAGGATCAATCCAGCTTGCGTGACCGTGATACTTTCTTACAACATACATCTTCATTTCTTTCTCCTGTTTTTAAAAGCTATCACGCTAGCCCAGATCAGACCAGAGAGCCAGATCAGTGCGATCAGTATGCAGATAAAATTTTGTAGGTCCATTAATACCCCCTCAAAGCTTCTCTCAATTTTCTATTTCCTTTTTTGGAAAAACCAAAACTGATCGTTATTTCCTTATTCTCTAAAGTGATACCATTGCCCGATAGTACACTTGCATCAATAACTCCCGCTTCCATAACCATACTATCTGGATCAAAATCTTCAACTGTTGGAGAAAGTATTGACCATTTCTTATCATCAGCCGTTTTTATTTTTAATCCTAAAAGACGGCTGTTGTATGATCCACGATACTTCCTAATCAATCGTTTTCTCGCTTTATTTAATGACATGTCTTGTCTCCTTTGTAATTCTATTTCTTTCTGCTCTCAATTTTAAACTAGTGTTAACGCCAAAATATACCAGTGTTATTTCTTTTTCCCATTGATTCTTTGTGTAAGGGTATCGGTTTGGTCTCACTCTGTTACCTCCTAAACTTCTAAATATAGGATTTCCATGTTGAATTCACTATCAATAAACTTGTGTGTCAATTTTTTGTTAATCCCATTTCCTAGACAATGATAAACTACGTCTACATTGATGTCCGCACCTAAATATTTTTCCAAACGCATACGATTGTCTACATAAAATGCAATATTCCTTTTTTGTTGCTGATATGGTCTGGCTTTAGCTATATCCCTAGTACACCACATCAACACCTTTGAGATAATATCTTTCTTTGTAAAACAGTCTTTTAAAGAAAAGTAAGTGTTAGTTTTTGGAATAAGAATTAGTTCCAGTTGTCTATTTATAAATGAATCAGGAAATAAGCTCATAAGTTTTTCCAGTTCTTCATATACCTCATTGTTCATTTTCCCACCTTCTCAACTTCCATACCTTCGCAATCGAACACCCAACCTAAACCTAATTTTTCAAGATCAGATTTTGTAAAATTAGATCTAAAACTTGGATCAAAATGAGGCCCTATTTCATCATTACTTAAATACTGTTTAGTAGCTTTGACCTTAACTGTATACTTTGGTTCTTTCTCGACTGTGTAGCCGTCCAGCCAAGCACGGACAAAGAGTTCGGAATCATCCCAATACCATTCTGCAACTCCATCAGACATGCATGCATCTATTGAGTAGGACAGCGTATGGCTTAGTTTTTTCTGTTCTGTGATAAAATCCGCCACAAGCATTGGGATCTCTACTTCCTGCGTTTCGTCTAGCAACTTAATCAATTCCAACGTTGTTAATTTATCAATCATCGGTCTTGGTCCGCTACAATCTGAAGGTAAATGACTGATACTCTCAATTAACTCCTGCTTATTCATGTGGCAAATCCTCTTCTTTTACGAATGATCCATCAATCCATTTACCCTTGCGATCTTTGATTTCGTTATAGGCGCCTTTGAAACATTCCAGGAATTCATAGCCTAAAATATTTACGATTGATTTCAAGTAGGCTACAATGCGCACAAGGTTGTGGCGACACATTTCTTTACTTGCTAAATCTTGAGATAGTTGAAACTCACTGATATTGGCATTTAGCAGTTTGAAGCAGTCCATTGCTTCTTTTCGTCTAATGTTATTAGACTCTTCAAAGATGCTCTGTACATCCTCTTTGATCAGCAATGCTAAACCTACAACTACTACAGCACAATCACCAATGCTGTCTTTTGTTAGTGCTTCATTCTTTTTCAAAAATCCTGCACATAACTCACCAAATTCCTCACTTAATTTTAATGACTGTTTATCTAGCCGGCCCCCGTTTTCTAGATCTCGATCAATAAACCATTTTTTTACTTTGTTTAAAATTAAATTCTCCATTTTTACCTCTTTCTATTTTTTCACAAGTTTTAGATTGCCAGTCTCTTTGCCTTTTTTGTTTAAATCTGCATAGAATTTCAATAGCAATTAATCTTTCCCTGTAATTTTGCTTAACTTCTTCAATGATCCTGTACATAAATAACGTCCGTTCTCATATAGCTTATAATCAGCTAACTCATCCGCATCACCCATGAGAGAGTTCTCTCCGATTTGAAAATATTGGCAAATCAGTTTTATGTGATGTTCGTGTACTTTTATTTTGCCAGTTAATAGACTGCTTATTGTATTCATTGAGTAGCCTATTTCTTCGGATAATTTTCTAGCTGTTAAGTTACGGCTTTTCATTAAGAGCCTGAGTTGCTCTTTAAAATGTTCTTTCTGATTTTTGGTGTAGCCTGCCATGATACATTACATCTCCTTATTCAATTTCTACTGGATAGAATGTACCGAATGACTTTCTTAAAGCATTTCCTACCTGTATAGCAACCCCACGAGATACGAACTTCATGGCTTTAGTTTCATCAGAAAATGAAACATCTAAGCCAGTTGCCCCAACCACTACAGATTTTATAAATGGTTTTGCTTGTTTTGATCCATGTTTTAAAATAAACATTACTTGCCATCCTTTTCTAATTTCTGTAGCATTCTATTTTTTGCCTCTTCTAAAGCTATTTTCTCTTGATCACTTGTTTGATTGGTATAATTTGGTTTTGACCAATCTGGAACATTTGATTGTTGCTTTGTTGGTTGTCCTTTTGTTTTGCTTTCCTGAAACTTCCGTTCTCGTTCGTTTACTGCTGCAATTGATAACAATCCATCGTTTTTCCAATTTTGCAAAATAGCTCTAATATAGCTGAAATTTCTTTTACCATTGTCGGCGGCCAAACTGATAGCTTTTAAAACTACATCTGGTTCCATACCATCCAGAGTGATGAATTCTTTTAAAGTTTCAAATTGGATTCCATCAATTGGTGAAATACGAGACTGATATTCATCTACGATGATTTTGAGCGTATTTTTCTCTATATCTTTCTCTATATCTTTCTCTATATCTTTCTCTATATCTTTCTCTATCTCTGGTGGATGTTCGTCCGACATTTGTCCGGACAAATGTCCCAACAATATTTTTTGTTTTTCCTTCTCAATTCTTCTGCGATAGTCACGCTTTCTATCAGCTTCCGTGTTCGATTTTCCAATAAATGATTCAATGTCTAGCATAAAAATGGCGCCATTATCTAAAACATCAATTAGGTTCATTTCCTTGAAAATGCTGACAGCTTTTTCTACTACTGCCACAGGATGCCTTGTTATTTTTGAAAGCATTTCAGAATTGAATGGGATTCGATCATTGAACATCAACTTACCATTGTTTTTCAATGACCTCAGATAGAGTTTGATCAAAATGTTAGAGTATAGAAAACCATCTGGCATGCTTTCCAAAATAATCATTTCATCACTGTCATAAAAATTTTCTTTCACTCTCAGATAGTAGTATTTCTTATTATCTGACATTTCATTCCTCCATTCTAGAATGGTAAACCATCATCAGGGATATTCATTTGATTACTCTCAAATGAAGGAGGCATTTGCTCATCCATAGAGTTCCGGTTGGCTGAATTGTCACGCTTTTCTAAGCTTCTGAAACTATCAATAACAACTTCAGTGACATAGACACGTTGACCTTGCTGATTCTCATAATTACGGGTTTGGATATGGCCAGTGATTGCTACCAGATTTCCTTTCTTGATCCAGCTTGCGAAGTTTTCCGCTAATTTCCGCCAAATCACGCAATTGATAAAATCTGCATCATATCCACCATCTTGATTTTTAAAATTTCGATTTACAGCAAGTGTGAATTGTCCAACCGCTTGATCTTGAGGTGTTCGATGTAGTTCTACATCACGAGTTAAGCGCCCGATAAGTACAACATTATTAATCATTTTTACCTCCAATCAATGCATCTGTCTTTGACAATGCCTCTTCTACCTTTTTCGATGCCTCTAGCTGAAGCATTATAGCCTTCTCTTTCTCAATCAACCAATCCATGTGAACCTTTGCTTTCTCCAAATCCTCAATCCCATTTTTTTTGCGATGAACATCAATTGCTTCTATGCCATTCCGGCCTTGGTAATGTTTTGGATTTTTTACATTGTCGTTCATAGTTCAGACATTCCTTTCACTGTTCTTTTTTGATGAATTTCTGACATTCTCTTATTCCACATTTCACGCTGATATTTTGCTGATTTGTAATGCTTCATTTTGGCTTTCTGGCGAACGATTACTTCACGCATCACATAGATTGCAAATCCTGAAAGTAAAATGTATGTTACAAAAGCTACTGCTAAAATAATTTCAATTGTTGTCATTTTCTTCTACCTCTTTTGTTTCTTTTTGTGGGAACAGTTCCCGGTTGAATTTGTTAATCATCACATCTTGAGCCTTATTGGTCTCTTTGATTTTTTCGATACTTTCGGCCCAATGACCTGTACTTTCAAAGTTCATTTGGACCGCATTTTCTAGATCCTTAATGTGTTGTTCTTGATCGTACATGATTTTCATTGTTGCTCCTGCAAACAATGAGAAAAGTGCGGTAAGTGATAAAACAGTAAACTTTAATTGTTTTAAGCTCATACTCTAATCACCCCATCATTCTTAAAATCCAGAGCCATCTGATGAAGTTTATCTTCAAATTCGTTATCTGGCAGTTTCATCAATTTGGCTTTTTCTTCTACTTTTAATGTCCTATTGGCATCTTGCCAATCCATCATTTTCAATAATTTTTTAATTGGATCCATTTCAAAATCCTCTCTATTCTTTATTTTTCTTTTGTTCTATAGCTCTTAAAATTATTTCATGAGCTATATTTTTAGTAAGCTTTTCTAGTTTGATTAAAGCTTCTCTATAAGTCTCTGATTGTTCAATTAGCCAGTCAGACAATTCTATAATTTCATCTTCAAAATCCATCTCAAGACCGATGACCTTTCTATATTATTTTGGTAATTTACTACCGACAAAAACGATTAAATAAGACCTCTTACTCCTTATGAAAATCGTGTGTCAAATATCCAAGAAAGGAGGACAACTTATGACTTTTGATTTTTCAGGATTAGACAAAGTGTTTGATGAACTCAATCAGAAAGCTGAGCAATTAAGTGGTAGCTATGATTTTGATGAAATTTTCCCAAAATCATATATGCAATCAGTAAGTAAATATGACTCAATAGAGGACTTTTTAAAGGCAAGCCCAGAGACTATTACGAATGCTGAAGAGTTCGAAAAAGCTGATGAAGCGGTTCTTGATGTGTTTGTATCAGAGAATACGAATTTCTCAACATGGCAAGAAATGCTTAATGATGCTAGTTCTCGATTTGTTGTGGAGAAACTGAAATTTTAATTTCAAATTGTTCTAGCCGAGAAATTGCTTCTTGCAATTCCTTGGCTTTTTTTGAAACTTCGTTCAAGATTTCATTTAATTCATTTTGATCATCTAAAGTAATATTAATTTTCGTCATTATTTAAACCTCTTATATTTATCTAAATAACGATATTGCTTTGAATAAATTGATCTAATTCATTCTTATCAATTCGTTTCGTTCCATCTATTTTGTAAAGATTCAATCCCATCTTGATCCATTTTCTGATGGTATTTGAACTACAATCCGCATAGTGTGCTGCACTTTCTAGTGACAACCACCGCTTTTCTGCTATCTCCTGGTCTAAGAATTCTGTGAAAGATTCTTTAAATTGAATTCGAACCACTGATCTTATTCCGTTTTCAAATTCTTCGCTTAGAATATTCATTGTCATCTCCAATTTGTGATATAATGTAAATAGTTTCTTTTATTGAGCGCCTGACTTCAGTTAGGTGCTTTTTATGCGTTATAAGCATTCAATTTCATGATTTTCATTTTAGTGTTGGTGCTTGGTTCCCAAGTCATCCAATAGGCAAGTGCTGCTTCTGCGAATTTCTTTGGCAGTAAGTCATATCTACTAATATTGAAATGATCCTTGAAATCAATCTCAGCTTGTCTGAAGACTGATTGGGCAAATATCTTATCTGCATAAGCTGGACTGTCGATTCCACCAAGGCAAGCAACTACTCTAGCCTTGCGCTTCTTCAATAGCGACTGAGCATAGCTTGGATGAATTGGTTGTTCATTCTTGAGATAGTCGATATCTTCAATCATGCTAGCCTGTTGCTCACGCAGTTTCTTTTGTCCAGTAAAGAGAGCGATGAAGGCATCCTCATCTAAGTCTTCTCGAATGAATCCACCTTGTCTGCGAATAGCTGGAAGAACTTCTGATGTTACCCATCGTTTAAATTCTTTTGCTTGAGGTAATTTACTGGATAAGATAAGAGAGTAAAGACCAGATTCGTTGATAATGATAGTATTTTGTGTTCGCCCTAGATTGTCGGTGAGTCCGTATTTCACGGAGTCATCTTCATCAACGTGCCGAGAAATTGCATCCAGAGGTTTAGCATATCCTAAAATATCTGCTACATCCTTCCCGACAAACCAAGGTTCATCATCAATTGTCATAGTACGGACTTCTTGCCCGTGAAAATTAAAAATCTCATTCATTTTATTCCTCCATCAAGTCGCTGATTGAGACACCAAGATATTTAGCGACCTTATTCAATGTTTGGGAAAGCGGAATGCTCGAATTCCATTTTCTGATGCTTCCATTGCTAAGGTCCAGATCTCTTTCTATTCGATAAATAGAAATATTGTTTTCTTTTGCTATTTTTTTAATTTTGTCATATAGCATCTTTTTCTCCTTTCTTTGGAAAATTTTATAAGAAAATTATCTTTTTTATTGACAAATAATAGAAAATATTCTACTATTAGGGTATAGAAAAGAACACTATTAAATAGGTTTTGATATCTACTGTCTTGGCGGACCACGTTGATATGTTTAAAACTTATTTATAGCTTTGAAATTAACTTACAAGAATAGTATAATAGAAAATTTTCCTCTTGTCAACAGATAAAATAGAAAATTTTACATTTTTGTAAGTTTTTTTTTAAAAAAAGGAGGAAAAAATGAGTCTACTTGATAGAATCAAGTTGTTAGCAGCTACTCATCAGATGACTATGGCTGAACTAGAAAGAAAACTAGATTTCAGCAATGGTAGTTTAAGGAAATGGGGAAGCTCTATGCCTAGCGGTGACAAAATAGAAAAAGTTGCTGATTATTTCAATGTCTCTACAGACTACTTATTGGGAAGAACTAATAACCCGAATATCGCAAACAATGGTGATGCTTCTGCGCCATTGGATCTGCGTGATATTGCGGCTCAATCCATGCTGTTTGATGGAAAACCACTTACAGAAGAAGATATTGATTTCATCACTGCTGTTCTTGAGGCTCATTTAAAAAATAAATAGAGGTACATTATATGACAGTACAAGAGCTTTGTGCCAAGGAAGGTGTGAATCTCTGCTACTTTGATGGAAGCAACTGGCACAGCCCTGGCTTCTTCAATCCTACGTTGAATGTTCTAGCACTAGACATTAATTTGTCAATAGAAGATCAAAAACAAGTAGCTCTTCATGAATTAGGGCATAAAGAACATACTCCTATTCAGTATGAGCTGAATAGGGAGCTTTGCGAATTACAAGCTGACAGAAGCATGATTCATCATTTACTTGAAGAAGAATTAAAGCTAATGGATGATATTAGGGATTTTAATTATCTTCATTTTATGGAAAAATACAGTCTGAAGACCATCGCAAATGAAACGATGGTTAAAGATGAGTTTAATTCACTAATTAGTTAAATAGGAGGATCTAATGAAAAAAAGTAAGCCTTTTTATAAACAAGTTTGGTTTATAATATTTATTATTTTGGTTGTTATTGGCGGTATAAGCTCTCTAACTAAACCAAAATCAAAAACCACAAGTAGTGCAGAAAAGTCTGCTACTATTAAAAACAACACTTTTAAAATGACAGATAAGCTTGGTGAAGAGTTTGCTGTTTATCTGCGAGAAAATGCGGAAGTCTTGGACAATGGTGATAAAATCGAATTTGTTACAGGTGGAAATGCTACTGCTGTTTCTGTCCGTGTTGGAGAATCGTGGAGCGCTGAAAGCGCAAGTCGTAAAATCTATCTTGCTAATTCATTTCTTAAACAAAAAAATGAGCTGTTTAAAAAATGGGCGGCAGAAAATAACTATGAAGTTAACCTAAATAAAGATAACCCAGAATTAATAGTTAAAGTTTCAGATGCAGATAAAACAACAATTGCACAAGAGCATAGTGGCAAGATGAAGATACTTAATAATTAAGTAAGCAAAAAATCCCCACAATCGCCTGCAAGCTAAAATGTGAGGATGTGCTGTATAGAAAGAATGGCATTAAAAAGCCCTCTTTACTATACCCATTTTAACAAGAAATGAGGTAAAAATCAATGATCAAAAAATATAAAAAAGGCGATGGTTTCGCCTACTATTTTAAAGCCTATCATGGAATTGATCCTTTGACTGGCAAGAAGATTATAACTCTTAGGCGTGGTTTTAAAACCGAACGTGAAGCTAGACTTGCTGAAGCTAAGTGTTTGGCTGACTATGAGAAGAAAACCTTTAGAAGCAGAAATACATCTACTACTTTCAAACAGGTATATGAAACTTGGAAAGAGCATTATAGAAATACAGTTAAAGAATCTACCTATGTTAGCCAAATTGACAAAGCTGACAGACTTATTATCCCTCATTTTGGAGATAAGCCCATAAATAAAATTACTCTATCTATGTGCCAAGCTCAGGTCAATAAATGGGCTGAGGATTATAAGAGATTTTTTGGGATCATCAGCATTGCTAATCAGATATTTGATTATGCAATATCTATGGAATTAATTGATAGCAATCCAATGAGAAAGACTCTTAAGCCAAAAAGAAAAAAGAAAGATAAAGAAGAGCTTGAACAATTCTATAATAAAGAAGAGCTGAAAACTTTTTTCGAAATGGTCCAGAAACTTGATGACATAGAAATGCTCACTTTCTTCCGTCTGTTGGCTTTCACAGGAATGAGGAAGAATGAGGTTGGTGCATTAAGATGGACTGATATTGATTTAGAGAGCGGACAACTAAAAGTTAATCAAACACTAGCTAAGGGAGAAAACAATAAAATCATATTTCAAACACCGAAAACGAAAAAAAGCCAGCGAACAATATCGCTGGATCCAAAGACTATTGATATTTTGAAAGATTGGCACAAATACAGTACAAAAGGCTTATTATTTAAAAATGAAACAGGCAGCCCTAAAAGTATTGTGCATGTCAATAACTTGCTGAACCGAGTTTGGAGAAGGTACCCTGATTTCAAGCGTATCACTCCTCATGGATTCAGGCATACACATTGCTCCCTACTGTTTGAGGCTGGAGCAACTATCAAAGAGGTCCAGGAACGACTAGGACATGAAAATATACAAACAACGATGGACATATATGCTCACGTAACCCAAAAAGCAAAAAATGAAGTTGCTGACAAATTTGCTTCCTACATTGGTTTTTAGAATATGGGTATCACCGTGGGTATCAAAACAAAAAAACAGGCTATCCGAATATATCGGAAAGCCTTTTTTTATGCTATCTAAAGCAATTATTTTGCGATTGGGTAAACAGAAACTTGTTTTTTATCGCGACCTTTACGTTCG